CAATTACTGCGCACAGCGACACAGCACCGCCAGCAGGAATTGTTGCAATTTGACGAGTCCCACCATTGCCAATGGCAATAAGGTCGGCAGCTGTCAGGCGAATAACGTCAGTGTAAGGTGAACGCTCGTTGTTAGTTAATTTAGCCATAGTATATTATTTCTAGTTAGTTAGGATTAGTAAGCGATTTTGCCGTGAGCTTGTGGGTGTTTGACGCACAGAGTTCCTGCAACATCAACAAATCCACGCTCGCCACCACCTTGGTTCTCAAGGCGAGTAGCACCCATTGGGATTAGGGTGTTGAAGCCAAGATACTTAGGATTAAGAACATAACCCACGTTGGTTGAGCCAGTTGGCATACAGCTTGGGTTGCCGTTCACGATCTTGACCAAACCGAAGTCAGAGTCATACATGTTTACCGACAAGGTAATTTGCTTGCTCGTAGCGTCTTGGTTAACGTGATAAGTAACACCAGCACTTGCAGGTTGAGCGCGGGTAAAGTTACTGATCAACTGACGAAGTGCCACGTTAGCAACAAGTGTCAAGCTGTTCATTTCACCGTTCTTAGCGAAGATCGAACCAATCAAAGTGTTGAAGGAGCTTTCGCTAATGGTGGACGAGATAATCGAACCAGAAGGAGTGCGATAATCAGAAGGAACTGGGTTAGTTGCTTGGGCGGTGGACTGAATCCACTTGCCAAGACCACGCATTCCGTAAGGAGTGCCAGCACCGTTTTCAACCGTCATTTCGTTGTCAGAGGCGATGGTTGCTTCAATGTCGCGTTTAATTTCACGCATCGACTTGGCTTCGGCTTGTGCTACGTTGGCAGGACCAACGCTAGTTACAGCTTGTTGCAAGTTCGACACGATGTAATCGCGGCGCATCAGTTGGATGTAGTTACCAAGGCGAGCGCGGTTAGCAAACTTGTCGCTGAACGAAGTCACATCGGAACCTTCACTGATACCAGTCGTTGCTGGAGCAGCCAAGGAATCAACAGTCCACTCGGAATAAGTGGCACTTGCTTTACCTTTGCTGCAAAGCGAAAGGATAGGAGTTTCTTCTGGAGCAAGGATAGCAAGTTCGTTGCTGAGATCCTCACGGTTGGATACGGCGGAACCCTGACCTGTTTTAGCGGTAGGGGCGGATGGTTGATAAGTATTTGAGATAGGCATAGTCTTAGTTGGTTAAAATTATTTGTATTTAGCGATTCGTGCAGCAACCCATTCTTCTGGACTTCCGCTCTTTTCAAAGCGAGTATAAGCATCGGCAACTTTGCTCTTCGGGGATGTCGAGGACTTTGCGGCTCCTGCTCCAAATGGGGAAGATGATGGACTGACTTTCAGTCTATTCCCCACCGCAGGTTGCTTCTTGATCCTCGTTCCTCCGTTGATGGAGTTGGCGGCATGTGCCAGAATGTATTCAATTTGGTAGCCAATTTCAGGAACTTGTTTGCGTAGCTTTTCGATAAGCGGGTCAGACACTAAATCCTTGAATTGTTTCCCTACAGCAGTGGTTTCATCATTGATGTCTGGAACTTCTTCTTGTGCAGCAGCAACATATTGCCCCTTCAGTTGTTCAAGCTGGGCGATCTGCTGGAGATGCGCTTGTTGAGCAGGAAGGTATTTTGTTAATGCGTCACGGGAGTTGCGGTTAGCTTTGCGGATCTGCTGCTTGGTAAACTCTCGGTCTCCTACTAAGATAATATCATCGGGACGATAATCTTCATATTCCTCCAATAGCTCATCTGTTGTTTCAAGGGTTTTCTCAAGTTCTTGATACTTCGCTTTCAAGTCATCGAATGATGAAATTTCACGAAATGGATTCTCGTCTTGAGGGACTTCCTTGACTGCTGGTTGAGATTGAATCTTCTCCTCCAAGGCTTTCTTCTGAGCGGTTAGCTCGCCAATGCGTTGCAGCAATCGGCTCTTACCTTTTTTGGCTAAGGATTGAATCTGTTCAGCTGTCAACGACAGTAGATCAATTTCACTTTCCTGCTCCTCCTCTTCCTCATTGGTTTCTTCCTCAGTTTCAGTTTCCTCTGCATCGGCGGGAATTTCTTCCTCTTCTACTTCGGTTACTTCTTCTTCGGGTTGCTCCTCAGATTCAGGTTCGGGGTTATGTCTTGCCGTTCTCTGAGCTACAAACTCTTCAAATGACATGTTTGACACTGATTCAATAGCTTCAGCGGTAGCTTCTGGATTACTCATATTAGGAACGCCATTTACGCTCGGCGGTGCGATTCGCGAGGACGTTAACGCAAAAGTAGTGCATTTGTCAATAGTAAACATTTGCAATCATGTTTTTTATGCAAAATAAAACCCGTAGAGGGTTTAATCTCTACGGGTCTATGAACACAAGAGCCGAAATAACACAGCGAGGAAATAAAAGCAGAACGTGGACGGATGTCAACCTTCTTTTTTCAAGAGAATCAAAAGCTCGTCCAGAGTAGAAACACTGCCGACGATTTTCATGACCTCGTTTGGCTCTACGCATTGGCGCAAGTCACCAAAGAAACGCTCGCGCTCATCTCGGATGAATTGGATGATAGCTTTGAACTCGTCGCGGTCGGATAGAGCTTCAACAGCTTGGACAATGGTTGGTTTGGGTAGTGGTGTCATATTATTTTATTGATTTACTTCCGCTGCATTTCCATTTGCGGCGGGATAGGTTGTTGGGGGAATTGGGATCTGACTTCCAGTCGCCTTTAATCTTTGCAGATCGAGCGCAATAGGCATCGCCTTTGGCAGTGCCAGGACGAATGCGATCACCACCGTCAGCAGCTTTACCTGCTTGCCCATACTTGACGGTTTTCTTACGACCAGTAGCTGGGTTGGTGATTACTTTTTTGAACCGTTTTTCCATTACTTCGATTTACGTTTAATTTTACGCTCTTGCTTAAGCATCTCTTTTGTTGGCTTTTTACCAGAGCCTTTAGCATCGCGGATATTATCCCACATCCCACGTTGAGAGTAGGAACCGTCAGCACGTTTGATTAACTTCTTCATTGTTCCATTCCTTGAGTTGTCATTCCACCCATTTCAGCTGGTGCTGTTCCAATGCGTCCAATCTCAGCGTTCTGAGCCTGTTGTAGCTGGAATTGATATTGGCTAGCATACTTCTGCAAACGAGCAGCGAAAGCCTCGTCTTGCTGCGCTCTAGCCGCAACATCAGGTTGCTGGACGTATGCCTGAACCATCTGCATTGCAATCTGTGCGCCGTTTGGTTGAGCGGGAACTTCGATGCCAGCAAAGATTTTTGCAAGGTCATCTGTTACGCTCTTCTGAACCTTCTGTTGCGCTTCTTCCGCTGGTTGCAGAACGTAATCCGCAAAGATTGGATTGATCGAGGAGGCAGCAAACTCAAGGAGCTTATTCACATCCATGATTCCATTACGATCCAACTGAACCAACTGAACCATGTTCTTCAACTGAGTCTCTGCTGTTTCTGGATCACTTGCCAAGGAGTCAAACGATACCATAATTGAATAGTTCTCATCAGGGCTGCCCTTGGTCATCACTTGTGGATTGGGATTCCCTGTAACTTGGAAGAAGATTTCATCTGGACCCATGCGCTGATACAGCTTCCATGCCATTGTAAGAACGTCTTTAACGTGGTCAAGGAACTTGCCAATAAAGAATTGCTGGAGAGCAGCAGAAAGAGGATTTGTAAGATCTAATCCAACAGCGCGGTCTGCTTGTCCGCGCATTGACATTTCACTCTCTACAGAGCCGTCATCTCGCGGAGGGATTGGACCAAATGCAATTTCACCTAGTCGGCGATACGGCACTCTGCGTCCAGGACCCCAATCGGATGGTGGGCGACCAGCAGGATGCATGATTGGTGGAAGTGTTGCCAAAGACGCACGGTCGATACGACTGTCACGCTCGGTCTTGATTTGCATCTGTGGACCACGGAGAATGTCAGAGAATGTCTGCACTTCATACATCCGCTTTTGGTTGTTAGCGAGACAAGTTACCACAAATGGATAATCATCGTAACCGTTGAGAAGTTCATGCTTGGCATAGCCATCTGTCTGCGGATGGAACACGGTGCAGTAAATGCCCTCAGAGCCATCTTCTTCGTCAATCAAACGCTGATACGCATACACTACCATGACAAGATCGTTGTCGTCGGTAATTGGCAAGCGAGTTTGAGTCTTTACTTTCTCGCCATCGAGATACATGGAGTCTTTTCCACGGAGAGTTTCAATAGCGTTATCCACCCAATCCCTATCCCATCCTTCATTCGTCACCTTTTTCTCAAGCTCTTGAGCTGTGAGGAATGTTCGCCAGAACATGTATGGTGCGCGTTGTGGATCTGAGATGTAAGATGGATACATCACCTCGCCATCAGGAGCGCAAGCATAGACTACGGGGCAGTCAACAGTTTGGCGTGATAGCGGGATTTCAGCAACACCCATCTTGCGTAAGTCTTTGATCGCCTTCTTCGCTCGCTTAGTAGAAAGATCAGGGAATGATTCTTGAAGCAACTCAATCAACATCTCGTCATCTTGTTCGCTGAGAATCAACTCGACAAGATCAGGCGATGCTTGCTGGATTTGCTCAAGACTAACGCTTTGTAAATAAGTGCGTTTCTCACGGTTCCAACCAACGTAGGTAACCATGATTCCCTTCTCCATGAGATAGTTCCCACCAAGCTCCATCTGACGCTTGAAGTCAGGAATGTAGGATGCTCGCATCCATTTCAGAAAGCCAGAAACTACAGCTGCTTTTGGCATTGCTGCCATAGAAGTTGGGAATGCCTTGATGTGAGAGCGAGATAACGCTTGGTCAAACAACGCAACATACATGTCGATACGCTCACCGACTACGTTCACCTCTTGGTCAGATGCGCCTTGCCATGGGAAAGCGTTAGCTCCGTTCTTGCGTAGGTCATCCGACTTGCCATCCCAGATGTTTCGGCGGTCATTGTAAGAACGTAGGCAGGATTCAAAATAGTAATCTAAGTCAATTAGGCATGTATCGTAAGCATTGGATAATGCGCCAATATCAGGCTTCTTGTCCACATAGACAAGGGATTCATCTTCGATTTGTTGAATGTCATTCATGCTGTATATTGGTAGTAATCCTCGGGTTCGGAATTGACGAGAATAACATTAACTTGCTTTCCTAGCAAGCCTTTTGATATTTGAGCAGGACATTTTACGTTGACGCTGAATCCGTCGATTCGCGCTTTCAGCCATGTCGGGTTATTGCAAACTCCCACAATCAACGCTTTCAATGGCGATTCTTGCATGTCTTGCACAATTTCTTCAACAACCTTAGCTGGTCGTCCTCGTTTCTTTGCTTCTTTTTTGGTATTCATATTAGTAACCTCCACCTCCTTGGATTGTGGCTAAACTTACGGAACTGTCAACATGATCTATTCCTGAGATTGCAGCATAGCGTAAAACATCTATAGGATCTTTCCAAGCTTCCTTTAATCCGCCATCTCCCGTGTATTCTGACAATGCTTGGATGATATTCTCGCAATCGGAACTGATGTAGAAATGTGGGCGATTGATAGCATCCAGTGGCTTGCTTGTGTCCCATGCCATTTTACCGATCAAAGCTTGCAATCCATCGTCGATATCAAGTCCAGGTGCAGGAATGCAAACCATGCCAGCATCGTTCAAATCTTCGATAATAGAAGATGATCCATCCTGCACTTGATACTTTGCAGCACCAAGGCGCGGGTCAATCAATCGTTCAAAGATTTCTTCTTCACCTTCCATTTCTTCGATAAGCTCAACGTAGTCGCGAATGCCGAATCCTTGCCCTTTAGCTCCCTCTCCAGGCATCCACTTGCCGCCACGCCATTCAGCCCAGTCACCAACATCCACGCTAGGCCATTCACGATATACCCACATTGTGCCAGTCTCATCTACTGCAATCCAGCACATGAACCAGTTCTTAGATCCAGCAGGGTCGATAACGTGATACTTGGTAATGTTGTTTCTTGGAATCTTATCAGGATCTACTACGTTCACAATCTTGTTGAATTTCGGGAACTTAGTAGCGTGTGACTTCATCGGCACACCATAAGCACGAATAAGGATTTCCTCCCGTGTTCTCCCTTTCAGTGTTTCTTTAATGCGGTCGTATCCACCAAAGGCATTGTCTTGCGAGTGGAAGTAATGCACGGAAGCATTTAGCTTCTTCGATCTTTGAACGTAAGGAACAAGCTCGTTATTAAGCAGTTCAGCTTCTCGGCTTTCGATAGTTGTCGCACCATCAAGATACTCCTTGATAACCTCAGTCCACCCGTCAATCGGCGTGAATGTCACAAGCATCTTGGAGTTCCGAGTAGCAAGACGGAATCGCATGGTGTTTATCAACTCTGGACCAAGAAGATATTCGTCAAGCCATACGCCAATGTTGTGCCAGACTGGATTGCGAGAACCAAGTTCAGCACCTTCTAAAATCGTAGGGTTATTTTGATATTGTGAATATGTCTTGAAGATGATCTGCGAACCGTTAGGGAGAATTAGAGATGAATCTGTGAATCCAGTTTTCTTCTTGTATGAAATATAAGCATTTGCGCTTGTGTATTTCGTCTTGAGATATTCAGGAAGCCATGCCCATACTGCGCTTTGTTGCTGGCGAATAGACACCTCGGACGTTTGCGCGAAGCAGAATATCTCTGAATTAGGATTTTCTACGGCTGCACGGACAACAGAGAACGCACCCCATTGAGTTTTTCCGCTGCGATTTCCTCCTAATGCTAGGATTTCATTTACTTCTTTAAGTTGTTCCTCGGCTTTTACCCAGTGAGGCAAGCGGAACCCATACTGATACGGGTCTTTTTCGGCATTCTCAATAGCTTCGTGGTAAATACGATGGATAGATAGCACCTCTTCTGGTGTCATCTGAATCAGCTCCTCATCCGTGGGAGGCTTTAGAATCTGATGTTGTCTCCAAATCATACTGTTTCCGCTTCAACTACTTTACCTTTGGCAATTCGACTCCTTGCTTCGTTGATGAGATTGGCGGCATCATCGAGACTTGCACCCTTACGATGCTCAACCACGGTTGTTGCCATGCCAGTAAGTTGTGCAGCTTTATCTGTGAGAATGCCAACGGTGATTGCCAGCTTCTCAGGGGAGATTTTAGCAAGGCTATCAGGATCGTCAAAGAGTTGTGTAGCTCGCTCAAACAACAAGTCAGTGTATTCCTGCGCTGCAATAGCATAACGCATGGAGAACTCTTTGCGCTTTGTCTCTAGCGTATCGTTATGCCGCCATTCCAGCTGGCGAATAGTCTCCCTGCCAACTCCAGTTTTCTTTGAGATTTCAGTGATTTTAGCTCCTTGAGATAAGAGAAACAATGCTAATGCAGCCTTGTGCGGCGCGTAATGTTCTATGTTGTTCCGTGGCAGCAACTTAGCACGTTCTCTTACCTCAAGAAACCACTCGCTCTTGTCGGGACGATCATCGTAGTAATTGTCTTTCAGTTTCTGGAGTTGTTCCTCGCTCATGTTGGATGAATCAAATGCTATTTTGATCCAGAATTCAAGTTTTGTTTTCGCTGAAGATCAAATTTACGATTTAGTTCAGAAAATTTAGAATTAGAATTTGCACGTTCTTTTTCCTCAAAATCTTTTGCTGCTTGATCCAGCTCAAAAGAAAACTCTGGATCTTCAGATGCTTGTCTCGCAAGAAACGTAAGTCCTTGCCTTGTTTTAAATGCTGACTCAAACATTTTAACGTAAGCGTCATTTACATTGCCAGACATTGCATTTCTAGCAAGAGCAGACCTTAATCCATTGCTTTCACTTCCATTTGCAAGAGCATACGCTAAGAATCTATTTCTTCCACTTGTAGTCAATTTAGAAATAGGAGCAAAAATACTAATATTTCTACTACTTAAAACAACTCTAGGCATTGCACCTGTTTTTTCAAGCTCTTTAAGTGTATTAGCTTGATATAGTTTTGCAAGATCATAAAGCGCAGTTCCAGAATCAGCACCAAGAATAGTGTTGATGTTTTTCCCTAATTCACTTGGTGCTTCTTTAGTCCCATAATCAGCTAAGAATTTATCAACATCAAATAAAGTTTCATATGGTGGAGCCGCAGTAGGAGTTCCACCTTTGTAATGATCAAGAAATATTCTCATGAAATCCCCCTTGTAGAGATTTCTTGCATCTGGTGACGATTTACTAAGCTGACCCATTGCTATTTCAACGTTTCTAGTGGTTGCACCAGCTAACACAGCTCTAGATATTAAATCAGGATCAATATTTTCAAAATTACCATTTTTAGCAGCTTCAAATATTTCAGATGATACTAATTTTTCTTCTTCTGCTTTAAGTATTTCTCTTTTTTTAATTTGTTCTGCAACATCATTTCTTTCTCGTTTAGACAACGCAGAGGAAAGTGCAGTTAAATCATCGCGGGTAATATTAGAAATCTTTACGCCTTTAATCGTAGCTAACTTTTCATTTAAGGTATCTAGTCCCCTAGCTACTTTACCAGAATCAACATCAAATAATATATCTAAGAATCCTTTATCATAATTAAGTTGAGCAATGTTTCCTTGCTTGCCCATGATGTCATTCAGATACTGAATCTGCATTCTATCTCTAATAGTTTTGGCAATACCAGGTTGCGTTGCATCCAAATCTTGAGCAGCACGAAGAACTCGACCCATTGTTTCTGGGTCTCTCATAGCAATCCTTACAACATCTCTTTGTGTTGCAACATTTTCTCCGCCAGCTTCTTTTAATATGCTACCTAAAGTATTTTTTTGCATATCATTTCTTTTACCGACTTCTAATGCTGTTTTTTGAAATTCATCTGCAAGATTTCGAGTAACTCCACTTGCGTCAGTAGCACTATAACCCTTAAAAATCTGCGATCTAAGCGCAGACAATTCATCTGATATTTTAGTTCCAAAAATATCTTTGGTTGATCCTCCAACTAGATTTTCCGATCGTAGGTTGCCATACGATTTAACTAATTCATTAAAGTCTTTGAAATTTAAAGGTCTATTTATAGCTTCAAGGTCTTTCAACTGATTAGTTGTATCTTGAATTTTGCCCTCTAATCTCAATCTTAAATTTGCATCTTTTGCGCTACTTTTTAGTTTTTGCAAACTTTTTAAGATATTTTCAATCCTCTTGATTTCAATAGGCGCATCTCTTCTAGCCCTAAGACTGCTTTCAAGTCCTTTCACACCCCTATCGTCAATAAATCCTGAAGCATTTAATTCTCGCCTGATTTGCGGAATTTTATCCAGCATTTCCTGTGCTGTTATTGAAAAACCAGCATTATCAGCTAGATCAGCCATTAAATCATATTGATTTCTAGTAAATTTTGCGGTTTCTTCATCAAGTTGCTGAATAGTCCCTCTTAAAATTCCACCAAGCTCATCAACATTAGCTTGTCCATATGGTTTAAGCAATCTTTGAACAGCTCCATCAACAATAAATTCATTTTGATCAGTGTTTCGAGCGATTCTGGTTACAAGTTCACCTCTTTTTTGTGCTAGATTTCGTGCAACGCTAGCATAATCACCAGGTGCAGTTGTTGCCATTTTTCTAAATGGATCAAATTTTCTTACAATGTCTTGTTGCGCAGTTCTCAATTTTGCTCCTAATCGAGTTTTAGGATAATCACCAGCAAGTTCTTGCGCTGCCTCTATTCCTTTTGATCCAAATTGTGAACCAGCAGGAACTGCTTCTGGAAGCCCTTGTCGCTCAGCAGATTCAACAAATTGTTGTCTGAATGTGTTTGGTGTTCCACTTGGAACCCTAAATGCGCGAACAGCAGGAATTGCAACATCACCAACTACACCAAGTGCGCCTCCGATAGCTGCTTGAGTTCCTCGACGCGCAACATTTTCTCCAATATTTTGTTCCATGCCAAGTGCGGCACGGGTAATCATATCGGCAGCGGTTCCCAAACCAGCTTCCGTTGCGGCAGCAGTAGCAGTTCCAGCCATTGGGCTTTTTGTAGCTAATGCAGCACCAATTCCAGCGGCTGTTGAGCCAATAGCAATAGGAGCTTCTACTGCTGCTGCTCCAGCAAAACCAGCAAGACCCATATCAAGCGTAGTAAATGTTTTGCCATCTTTAGTTTTAATCAAAAACTGAGTTTTACCACCTACGCTCATAGGCGTAATTCTGGCATCTGGATATGTCTGTTGCAGATATTCAAGCTCTGATTCCCTAGTAGGCAATGCGCCTACACCAAATCTTACTCCAGTAGGTAGTTGCTCTGCAGCCATGCCACCTTCGCCAACTGGAGCATTGAAAAGCTGACCAATAGCTTCACGTTTTCTTGCTTGTTGCTGCTCAACAGAAGGCATGCTATACATTGGGTAGGGCATACCAACACCACCTCTTCCACCCATGCCCATGTAGTTAGGCGTAGGAGTAACAATGGGCTTCTCAATTTCTTTTCTGAGTCCGCTTATTCTTTCTAAATTTGGAGCTTCTTCTTTTGTTTCTAAATTTGAGAATTGATTTTGAAGAACTTTTACTTTGTCATAAAGATTTCTACCTAAATCAACATAAGACTGAGCTTCAACATTTTGTCCAGCAGCAACAGCTGCTTGATATTTGTTTTTAGCTTCAACAATCCCACGAGATAGCTTGCTTATGTCAGAACTAATTAATTCTTTTTGTTTTTGTAGATCACTCATCTATATTTAAGTCTTTTAGTGCTTGTTTAGTTGCATCATCTAATCCTGTATATGGAGTAGCTGTTGGTGTAGTTCTTGATCTAATTTCACCTTGTTCATCTAAATACTCAACAGGAGCATTTGCCATAGCTTGACTAAATTGTGATTGCGTAATTTCACCTTTATCTAGCTTAGATTTAAGCACTCGTTCTGATCCATAAATAAGATCATGTTGAAGATTTTTCAATCTTACTAATTCGCGCTTAAATGCTGCTGGGCTTTGGGCGTTTCTAAGTGCTGTTACAGAGGACCGCAAGACTCCCATATCTTTATCAGACACAGAGCCAAGTGCTGCCCCAGTAGGATTATTTGCTCTCATTTCTTGAATGCCAGAGAGCGTAAGCGTAGAATTAACTCGATCAATAATATCTTTGGTTTCAGCTTGTTGAGTAGCAGGAATTTGCTCAGCAACCATGCGACCAGCTGCTCCAAGAACTCCAGGAGTCATTGACTCTGAAGCTTTCTCAAGCAAATTAAGGTCTTGTATAAGACCCATGGCTTTGTCAACTTTTGCATCTTCAGCTCTTTGTGCTTGAGCGGCTTTACTACCAAGAGCAATAGAACGAATTGTTGTTCCATCAGCATTGGTAATTATTTCTTGTCCTTGCTGAGGTGCAAAAGGTCGTTGTTTAGTAGCGTAAAATTTACCATCTGGTAATGGTATTCCTTCAATATTTTGTCCACTTTTTACTATTGCATTATATTCGTCCATTGTAATTACAGTCCCAGTAGGAGCTTTGACTTCATCTGCCGCAATATATCTAGGAGTATATTGTGGCGCAGGTTGAGGTCGCGCAATGCTTGCTGGAGGCTCTCCAACTGGTGGAGCTAATTGCCCACCAGCTATTATAGCATCTATAGCAGCTGCATCTTGAGGATTTCGTGCTGGAAGAAGTGGATTTACATCGCCAGTTGGAGGCAATGAACCTGGACTACCATCTGCAATTGGAAACGGAATATTTAACGCTCCATTAATAAAATCAGCAGCGGAAGTTGCTCCATCAGACCAATCTTCTGGTGGAAGCCCTTTCCCAAAATTGCCTAGGTTAGAAATTGGAAGTTTTGTTTCAGGATCATAATCTCTGCCATCATTACCTTTAAGAACATAGATGTCGCCTTTATCTGTTTTCTTTAATTCAGTCCCAGTAAAACCAAATGATTGGGCAGGTGGCGGTGCATTTTGAGCGTTTTGAATAGCCATTGCTTGACTCTTGTCAAATCGACCAAACACATTAGGAATCATCGCCTTGCCTTCATCCAGCAATGCTGCTTTCTCGATAGGGCTAAGATTAGGATCGTTGTATGATTGCAAGAATGGAGCTAGCGTTTCTTCTACTCCTTTGATTCCATACGATTTACCTAGAGTAATAGCAGCTTCAATAGACTTGGCAGACGCTTTGTTGTAAGCATCAACTTTTTTCTGCTCTTTTTTAACCTCACCGTAGTTCTGAATAGCCCCGCCAATACTCTGTCCTAGCCCAGCAATTCCCTGTGCTTGCATTTTAGCAGCATCAGCGAATCCTCCGAAATCTAGTTTGAATGACTCAGGGTTAATTCCTGAACCTAGCATTTGTCCTTTTCCGTAAGCTGCCATATTATTTGATTAGTCCGTAATTAACTGCTTTGAATCCACCAATTTCCTCAACTGCCTCAGGTGTAACCTTTTCAACATCTTGAGCCATAACGCCCATGTGAACAACATTGTCTCCTTTGTATTTGTAGGTGTAAACTGGAAGACCGCTATCTGTCTTTCCAACTTTTTTAATGTCAGTTTTTAATCTGCGATCAGACATCATACCTGCACTTGCCGCTGCTTTTGCTCCATCTCCAATCAAGCCCATAATAGCAGCTTGTTGTGCAGCTTTAGCTTGTGCATTTGCAGATGCGGCAGCAAGTTGATTGGAGCGTTGAGCTGCGCCAAGGTTAAGCCCAACAGATGTATCAAACAACTGAGGTGTTCCTGCGCCGATTGCTCCAAGACCTGTGTTAATAAATTGCTGACCTTGTTGATATGATAATGGTGCATTGCTAAGCAAGCTAAGACCTGGTTGAGTGTAGAATCCTTGTGCAACATTGTAAGCGTTCTGCCCTGCTTGTGCTGCCTCGGCGCGTTTACGAGCAAATACATCCTCACGACCCATGACTTCAGAGGCGATAGCTGCATTGCCGCCTAATCTACCAGCCGCTGCTGCGCCTTCACGGGCTGTTTGTTGGTATCCTCGCTGTTCTTGTGGACTAATCATCTGAGACGCTGCTAATGCACGTTGTGCTTCAGTATTAAATCCTTGCACTACACCAGCTTGTTCTGGAGATAAAGCTTGCATCAACCCACGGGTTAATCCTGCTTGTCCAGTCATCTGTCCAAGTTCTGCTTGGCGAGCGTCACCTAGTCCCATGCCAGCTTGTTGTGCTGCTTGATTGCTAAGACCAAAGATTCCTTGTTGCCCACCTGTGCCAGTTAAGAACGATTGGATATCACCAAGATTCAATCCTTGAAATTGTGGACGAAACTGTTGTTCTTGCGTGAAAATCTGCGGCAAAGATTGCGACATTCCTGAAACGTAACTGCTAATATCTTTAGCAATATCCATTTTTGGAGCTTTGACTTTTGGTGCTGATCCCATAATTTATCGTAGTTTAGAGTAAAATGTTTTCATGCTTAACAAGCGATTGCGACTTGATTGTTTGAAGTCACGCCGAAAAGCAATGTATTTGTATTTGTTTTTGAAAGGTTTAAGCGCATCCAACATGTTTCCACAACACATAGTAACGTAAAGTGTATCCGATTCTTCAAACGTAACAGCTTCTTCAAGATTTTTGCTGCTGGTGTGGAATCCCATAGCGAAAGCATATGGAGTAGAAACAACAATGCCATGACACAAATGCCAACCAATAAGGCTTTGAATGTCGATGTTGTTTGATTCATAAAGGTTAAGAACTATGGCGAGGTGTGGATTCATCCAATAATAGCGATGCTATTGCATTCAAGTGAACTTGCATTGCTTCCAGTACTAATAGATAATACAATTGCGCTTTGTGCGTTATATGGCGCACCAGATACAATGTCATTACCTGAAGCTATAGAAAAAGCTTTAGTTTCACTGCCAGCTCCAAGCACTGCAAAGTTTGAGTTCGGCATAGCTACTGAAAAATTAGCAACGTAATAACCGTTTGCAACTGTATCACTTGTTGATGGAGGAATAACTGGGCTAGGAGCAGCAGCAGAAATACATGAAATATTGCCACTAGCTTTAATTTCTTTTCTTTTAAGGGTAACTGTTCCAGTTCCTGTTGCAGACGCAACGCTAGTTACTGTAAATATGTTTGCATCTGTAACTGTAGCCACAACGTAAAGCCCATCTGGTGCAACTGTTCCCGTTACTGCGGAGAAATCAATAAAAACAAGATTTCCAGCAATTAACCCATGCCCTGTAACAGTCACAGTCACAGTAGTTCCAGACCTAGAGAAAGTTCCTGCAACATCTGCATTTGTAGTTGTGTCAAAGTTAGCCCATGCGCGAACACCAAAGATAGGAGCCGTGCCAGTTTGCGCTCCATTAAGTTTTGGAGCAGTCACATTAGCATCAAGGATCTTAGCAGTAGTGATATTCGCATCTAGGATGTTTGCAGTTGCTACTGTAATGCCAGTCGGCAATGCTTCTGATGCTAGTTTTGACAGCGAGATTGCAGCAGATGCGCTAATCTTAGCATTGGTAATAACTCCGCTTGCTATAGAGTTTGCTGTAACAGCATCAACACCCATTTCATTAGAGGTAATGCCAGATGTAGCTACTTTTAATTTGCCAGAAGTTAGCGCAAGAGTTGTTCCAGAAATAGCATCGCTTGTAAATAGCGTCTGGTCGATGATGTTGTTCATCAACGTGCTAGTAATAACCTCGTTCGTTGCAAAAGTGTGCGTTGTTTCTACTACTCCAGCCATATTATTTCTGTGATATGATTTGTCGGTTTGTTACAGATCCTGTAACTTTTATGGACGTGATTTTAGGGGAACCAATCGTCCGTGTCAAGGTTAGCGTTCCCAGATAGCCTCTAATGCCACCAAGACGGAAGCGAATGTTACCTGTCTCGTCCTCGTTGGTAGATCCAGTGCCAAGCACTACACCATCAAGGAACATAGTTGTTGTTCCGATGCTTTGGTTGTTGTCTGGATCTTCTGCTGCGAAGGAAATATCATACTCACCTAGACCACCGTCGACACATTGCATGGTAACTTGCCCATCTGTAAAGCGTTTACGGTCAAGATTTCCTAGCGCATAGCCTCTAGTTGTCAAAGATGACTCAATAGGAAAGCTAGTTACTAAACCAGCGGACACTAAACTGTCATTGGATGTCTCAACGGCCTCTAATTCATGCACTCCACCTAGTGAAGTTACGGCATAAATGCTATTTCGCTCTGCTGCGCTGCCAATAATTATGTTTTTGATGATAAAATCACCAGCACCGAACGTATCTATAGACTCCCATCCTTTGTTTAGGAAATTGAAGATCAAGATTGTGTTATTTCCAACAGCATCATTAGCTCCTGCAATAGAATCCAACGCAACAGCAAGGTAATATCGGTTATTGAACAGAGTTCCAACTGCCTCGGCAGCTAGATTCTTGTTGATTCTGTCAATATACGGCTGAATGTTCTTAGAAATAGGTTCATCTGCACCGCGAAGGTTGTAGTCATTTAAGAACTCAACAGCATACACACCTTCATCCGAAAGAAAAAACATAGCATTGCCTTTCATAACAACGCTTTTCTTAGCCAAGCACCCTACTTCGGTAGTCAACGCAGTCACACGGGTGTCATTTAAGCTCCCAGTAGTGCCGCTAATAAGGTGCAAGCTATTGCGATTAAGGACAACTAGCTTGTCGTCGTAAAATCCTTGCATCGCCACAACATAATCTGCTGTGCCACCAGTAATTCGGAACTGATTGGCAATCTGATCAAACGTATGGCTATCTAAAATATCCGATACAGCAATCTCATCTGTGATGTTTCGATTCGTATAGGTAGGAACATTATACGTGCCAGCAGGATCGTAGTAAAACGGAACCCATAATCTGCGTTGAAAGTAAATACCCCATGGTGGGGCAGGTTGATGGATAAACCCACCACCTACGCTAAACCTGCCTCCGAACTCAACTTGCAATCCACCACCAAGAGTAGCTAAGTTAGCTACTGGGGCAATAAAGGAAATGTTTGTAGTAGTTGCACTCAGCACTTCAAACGACTTGCCAGAAATAGCACTGAACTCAGGAACAGTAGTCTCGTAGATGACAATAGTATCTCCAGCGACAATCGTCGTATTACCTGTAACTGTTAAGCTGACAACACCTCCAGATACGGAGCCATCATTACCAACTGTGGTGAAGATTTGTGGTTGCGTGTAAGCACCTCCAGGCACAAGCGTAAACCCAGCTTTCAACACGCCAGCAGTAACACCAAATGTCACCGTCTGCGAGGTTGTAAAGGTATAGGTAAATACATCTTTGTCTGTCACCGCCAACACGGTAAACGGGCCATTGGCAGGAGTGCCACCAGTAAGCCCACTGACTACGATGCTATCACCGACAGTTAAACCGTGGTCTTTAACGCGCATTGTCACAGTAGTCGTTCCAGCTTGACTTGCGCTTTCGATCTGCCGACCATTGGGAAACCATTCAAACGCTTGGAATCCATCACGGAACAAAAACACGCGATCAAACGCTTGTATCATTTCTGTATCCTCGGTTAAGGACTGACCTTCTGGATATTCAATATCTTGCGTAGTGTAGCCATCTAGATCCACCAAGATTGCTTTTGTATCCAACGCCAGCACGATGCTCTCTGCATTATTTGTGTTTGGATCGCTAAACAAGCAAGATGCTCGGACGTTGACGTTAGCGGCATCGTTAATCGGAGTTGTGGACAATGTGCCAGTCTGGTCGCTGATGCATGTTAATCCAGCTACGGAATACGTCAGCGTGTTAGCACTAGCTACGGTCAACGAAAAGTCACCGTTCATCTCAACATTGCCGACTAACCCAGTAATCCTTCCTAGTGCCGTGCCAGTCAACCCGTGACTAGTAATCGTAATCGTAACCACGCCAGCAGTTACACTAGCGGCAGTGATGCTCTTGGCTACGTCAATCAGAAAGAACGGCAACTGTAACGGACTGCCACCACTTGTCAACGATCCTGTCCTAGCGACAATACCTCTGCGTGGCTTCCAGTATCCTTCCATCCTGCCGTTCAACGACTCACGCACCTCACCAACTTCTAGCTGGTTTAACTGCAATCGCTGATTCACACTCAGAAACCCACCATCCCCATCTGAGGATTGCGCTTCGTCCATCGCACTGCCACTCTGTGCAAACTGACTCATTATGCGTAATATGCAATAGCAAGACCAGTGCTTACCTCGACATATTCAATGCGACCACCAATCCCCACACCAGCAGGAACCGTTACAGTCGTAAGCTCTGAAGAGTTCTCCAAATTAGACGAGGTGAACACGTTGAAGGTGCAATCAGTGATGCATTGCACCCATCGCACATTCGTAGCATTGCTATCTGCTATCAATACTTTACCTCCACCTTGACCCTGCAAATCGTATGAAACTGGACTGCTCATGCGCGTGTTTTATCATTTTGTGAGGATTTGTCAAGTAGCCATTTAGGCATTTTTTCGGAGGGTTCGCACTTTGGGTATTTTTTCGGAGGGTGGGGGACCAATAGCTATAACCGTAGGCACCGCGCCCGCGACCCCCTCCCCCCCCCTGTTCATCCGCACACTACTCACCCGCACACCTAGTAAACAAACGCTTGTATAAATCGTCCGCTTGATCTGCACCGCAGCCCGAGACAGCCCGAGCACAGCACCGCCTAAACGTCCGCTTAAATCACTCGCTTGAATCACTCGCTGGCATGGTCGCAACGTCCACCTAAAACGTACGCTTGAATCACTCGCTTACTCGATCCAGTCACTCGCTTGAATCACTCGCTTGAATAGCTGGCACGCTGTCCAGGTGTCACCGCAGCACCGAGCGGAATCTAACGGAAATTATTTGCTTGACATGTTTTGGAAAAGCTGTGTAAACTCGGTACAAGAAACACTGGTCGATAATGAACTGATGACATCCGTTGCTTGCCAGGTGGCTGAGCGGTTGTTGATGATTATTTATTGAGATGGTGAATAGGTTGCTGATCCTCTCTCTCTCTTGCTCTCTCTCGCTTGGTTGTCTCGATCATTGCCAATCTCGCCTTGATTTGCTTTCTCATGGGTTGCTTTGGAGGTAAAATACTCTAACAAAATGCACGCTGTAGCCCTTGAAGAATAAGGGAAAATGAAAATAA